AGTTACACCCGCCCGGTCTTCCAAAAACTTAATTACTTTATTAGAATCTGCCTTACTTCGGTTATTCCATGTTAAAGTCCAACTCTCTGGTAAGTTATTAATACCAGCAGCTATTCGTTGCTCGTACCCATCCCCATATTTAGCACTAAGTATTCTTGGACTCTGCTCGGTAGAAATTCCTCTATCTGGTATTATATTTACATCTGTATTAAAATTTGCCATAATTATTAATAGCTACTAAGCAACCCTCCTGGTCTTTGTTGGTCTACTAATTCTGATTGTACTGCTTGAGAAATCAAATATCCTAGTTCTTTTGCTCCACTTCCTGTAGATTCTGTTGCTTTAGCTTGACCATTGCTATCTATTGCAACATTTACAGTAACGTTATTTCCAGCACCTGTAACTGGGATAGACCTACCATCTGGTAATGGAACGACTGCTTCATTATACCTGCCTTCTCCTACCATTCCTAATGTAGCTCTATTAGCTATTCCTCCGTTTGCGAAAGCTCTAAATCCTCCTGCGGCTATTCCACCCTTAGCAAACCTTCCTGTTATAACGCCCATAAGAATGTTTGTTAATGCCGATCCAACGCCGCCAGAAACATTATACCCACTATTTCTATCGTTAAACTTACTGTTTCCAAACCACTCAAAACCTCTTTGTGACCTACCAAATTCAGGTATTCCAGCGTCCATTGCGAGAATCTGCCTAATACTTGCTAATTCAATTAGCATATTTTCTGAAGCCGCTAAATCATCTCTGGCTATTTCAAGTTGAGTTTTAGGAAATAAATCGTCAACCATGCCACTCATTTTAGTACCTCTCATCATACTGGCTAAGAACCCTTTATTACCAAAAACAGCTTTTTGAGCAGTATTTGAAATAATACCTGCTCCAGCACTAGCAAAACTTTGAGCTATACCAGTACGGAACTTATCCATATCAAAGCCCTTATTCATAAATACATCAGTTAAACTAGATTTTAAAGCACTTCCAAAACCATCGGCAATTTCCTTCATTGCATCAACTGCCCAACGGACTGCTTCTTCCCTCTCTAATCTAGCTATTTCCTTCTTTAAGCTACTAATACGTAATTCTGTTTCTAATCTTTTTTGAGCTGCTTTATGCTGTTCATTAGCGACATTCAATTCTACCTCTGCTAGTTTTTTACGGAAAGCTAACTGACCTTTTGACATTGTGAGGTTAGCCATCTCTAGTTCGTTCTTTATTATTTCTAATTTTACTGTCTTAAATTTAGATAAGGTTTGTTTACCTTCAGATGTAGTAGCTAAATCGAGAAGATACTCCATATTTTTAGGATTCAGTAGTTCTTCAGGTAAAAATTTACCCCAAGAAAACGCCATAGCTTGATAAGTTCTCTTTCCTGCATTAGCGTAGACTGCCGCATTTAAGTTGCTTATTACAACTCTTAATTTTTCTGCATCTGCAATATTTTTATCTATAGTAAGGGCAAAATTATTAGCATACTCTGTAAGAGCAGTATTTTTTTCAGTAAACCATTGTTTCCAATTCTCTCTACTATATTCCTTCTCCCAAGCTCTTTCATTTTCTATTCTATCTTGATATATAGCAGCATACTTTTCCTCAAGTGTAAGTTTTTTAGCGTCTACTTTAGCCCTAGATTCTGCCATCTGTAAGTTAATCTGTTCAACTGCCTGCGCTTTCCTAAGTTGAATATTGTAATTTACCATAGCTTGATTTCTTTGTTCATAAGTCGACGTAGGGTCTGCTTTTAAAACTTCTAAACTCTTTTCAGCTTCTTTTAAGTTCAATATCGCTACCTGTTTTTGCATTTTAGCTAAGGCTTGCATATTACCTGGAGCCATCTTACCAAATTTTAAAAGATTTATCTTTTCTTCTAGTTTTAGTCTCTTAGTTGTTGCCTGCATTAACTCCTTATCCATAGGTATAAACTTATGCTTAAATATGCTATCAACACCTCCCTCAAACCCTATCATATCAAACACTGAACGTTGAAGCTCACGAATCCTCCCAGTTATTTCACCCTCGGGGTCTACTTTCTCCATCCATTCTGATTGAGTTAGTTTACCTTTTGGAGTATTTTTCTTCTTTTCTGCTAATTCATCTTGCTTGGATTTTAGGTAATCAGAACCATAAACCCGATCTAACATACCTGCTTTTTGTGCCGCACTTACCTTTTCAACAAAACTTATATTGGTATCTTCCCACATCTTTTTTATCTTGTTTTGTTCTACTGCCATATCATGTACACCAGTTTTTACTAATAAACTTTCTTGAAATTTTGACCGTGCTTTAGATAAAGTATCAAATGCAGTACTTAATGCTCTTAAATCTTCTAACCTTTTTCTTTCTTTTTCATGTATTGTTTCCATAATATTAGACATATGTTGCATAGTGTCTACGAAAGCTTGAGTCTTTTTTGTATCGTCAGGTAGGTCATTTAATCTATCCATTACCTGCTGGAAAGTTTTAGGCACTGCTAGTTCTTGACCTTTTTTTGTTGTTTTTCTTACCGAGGGGTCGTGTAAGTCAGGAATAACTAATCCGAACTTTTGTAATTGAGCAGCAGTTGCAGTTGCAGCTGCTCCAATTGCCTGTCCAGAAGCATCTACATTTCCACCTTTAGCTTGCGCATCCGCAATGTTAGCCATGATATCCCCCATATTCGCATTTAGCTTAGCCTTCCCTACTTCTACAAATGCAAGACTTGCATCAATACCCGCTTCTTTTAGTGCAGTAATAGCCTCAAAGTACGCTCCGTTACTAACACTATCCAATAGTCCCTCATCAATAGTAGATACAACTATTTCTGCAGCGGATTTGAATACGTCAGGTAAGTCTTTTCTAAGTTGATCCATTACTGAAGGCATATAGTCGCCATAAGCTTCCTCAAAGATTTTACCCATAAGTGATACATCTTTGTATAAATTATCTGCAAAGCCTAAACCAACTAAGTCTTTTACTTTATCCCACACTTTATCCCACCAACTCATATTCTCTATATCAGTATTAATTTTTTTCAATGCTGCACTAACTTGGTCGTAAAATTGTTCCGAAAAATTAGAAGCAAATTGAGCATTAGCCATAGCCTCATCAAAACTATTAGCTACACCATGAAAGTTTATTATTTCATCTCTCTCTTCTAAATTCTCAAAAGTTTTTGATAGCTCTCCCTTTAACTGTCTAGCTGCTTTTGTAGCTTTTGTCATTTTAGAGTCAAAATCTATCCATATTCCTAAAATCATTTTTGACATACTTGCAACTACAGATAATATTATAACCCAACTAAATAATTTAGATAGTACTGCTCCGGCAATTCCCGCCATAACAGCTAAACTTGAAAGACCTGCTTTAGCGGTTTTAGTTACTGCATTAAATATACCTGCCTGGAAATTAACTTCTCTCCAGGCCTTACCTAGTTTCCTAAGAGCTAGCCCAGTTCCTACTATCATTCCTCTATGAGCAATAAACATTTTAGTAGAATTAAAGTATCTCATAGCCTGCTTTCTCGATTCAGCCCATCCTCTTCGAAGTTTTAATAAACTTCTTGACATTGTTGCACCAGCTTTTGCCCCCTGTATAAAAAATTTCTGGACTATACCATGGGCTTTATTCATTTCTTTACCCATTAGTTTAGCCTGAGATTTTATAGCTGCTACTTCAGCAGAAGTCTTACCCATCCATGGGCCAGCTGCAACTCTTCCTGCCATTTTAGTACCTTCTTTACCTATATTAGATTCTGCCCATTTTGTTTGAGCCATAACACTTCTTTGAATTTGTCTATCACTAGACACAGCGGTCCATGCTTGACCTCTTTGGCCTTCAGGTACCATTTTTGATAAAACTGATTTTGCACTTTTAATTCTAGTTTTTGCTGTTGCTATAGAGGAGCTTAAACGGTTTATTCGTTTATCTAGCCTTGTAATACCCCTATCCATTTTAGCGGGCATTTCTGCAATTGACTTTCCCATACCCCCCAAAGCTGGGAATATTTTTCCAGCTAAAGTTTTTAGTACAACTGCTAATATTACAATTATTATTTGTTTACTTTCGGACAAAAATTTCAATATAGGATTAAGAGCTTTAACTAACCCACTACTCATCAAATGTATAGTATCCATGACAGCGGCTTGCGTTGCTTTAAAGTAGTTAGGATCTACCGCATCTGCTATTCCTCCAAATTTCTCTTCTAACTGTCCCATAATAGCAGTATATCTAGCAGAAGCTTTTTCACCCTCTGTTAACTCAGTAGTGCTCTTCTTAACTGATTCAGCATAATCTTTATAAACTTTGTCAAGTCGAATAATAACACCAATTTCGTCAAGTATTTCTGGCTCAGCCTTAACAATACCACGAGTCAAACGATCCATAGTATCAGATACAGAACGACCTAAAGCAGTAGAGGAATCTACCGCAGCTTTAGTCATTTTTACAATTTGTTGATTTCCAATTCCAGAAGTTGTTGCTAGTGCAACTGCAGAGGAAGCCTCTTTAAAGCCTAACATCCCTTTAGAAGCTCTTTGAACTGACTTAGCAATCTCTGCCATATTCTTACCAGTACGTTTAGCGTACTCAGCTTGACCTTGCATTAATATTCTAAAGTCGGCTGCATTGGATAATGCATTGAATGCAGCTGATAGGGCGAACACCCTTGCTGCGATTTCTGCGTATGCAGGGACCAAGACACCTTGCATGCCCTGGGCTTGTTTTGAAAAGTTTTTAGACGCATTTGAGGACTGTTTAGACAGTCCCTTCATATTACGGTTGTACTCCATTGAGCTTTTAGAGCCTTTCTGTTGCGCTTTATTTAACGCATCAATCCGGTTTTTCGTCCGTTTGAGATCACCTCCGTCGGTTACCTCAATTTTGACCTTTTTAATTATTTCTTTCTTAGCCATAGATTACTTCTTTTTGTATGCGTCTTTGTTTTTCTTATTGACCTCTTTTGCGTACTTACCATCAATAATTTTAACTAATTTTAGTACTTCTTTCTGTTCTTCAATTCCAATAATATTCATAATATCTCGAATACTAGACATATGTTTACCAAAGTAAGAACCGCTCATACCATCCCAGTTATCAGTTAAATACCCCCACACCGTGAAGGCCTGTTGAAATAATATAGGCCAAACTTCACCTTCATCCTTATCTAATTCAGACCAGTCAACTTCCATGTCGTTCTCTTCCATCTGAATCATCATATCGATACGTTTCTGTCGGTCAAAAGACTGACCTGTACCTCTAAAATATTCAGTTAAACGACCTGTCCAGTACTTTAACTGGTCGTCGTAAAATTTGCTAAATCAGCTACTACGTCTGTTAGCCAAGCATCAAAATCATTAGAATTTTCCATCATAATTAAAGCATTTTCCAAAGTAAATGGTAACTCTGATTCCATATCGGAGATTTTGTCTTCGTCTACAGGGATAAGTTGTACTAAGTACTTCATCTTTAACCCAGACCAGCCTTTGACTACGGCTTTTGTGTATTCTTTGAGGAAAATTTCTTCGTTTAATTCTTCTTCTGGTTGCCTAGTTCTACGATTAATTTTCGTAGTAACTGACTTTTTGCGAAGTTTTAGCAATTCCTCTCTTGCTAAATAAGTAACCTTGATTTTAAACCCTTCATATCCAGGAAACTCAATAGTTGCTTCTTTACTTGGAGTAAGTAAATCAGATAAACTCTGAAATGCTGCTCCATCGGGGGTAGTTGTTTCTGTCATAATATTTACCTTTTGTTATAAAATTTAAAAAATAGTGAGGTATTCACAAGATACCTCACTATGTGAAATTACAATTATACTACAGTTAAACCTGTATAAGTAATTGTAGCTTCGTCTGGTGTTGCACCACCAAATGTGCCTTCTAGTGCTGTCCATGTAATAGTAACACCCATAACGTCAGCTGTATCTAGAGTTGGTAACTCTAAGTGAGCTTTCGGGCAAGTGAACAATACTTTTGGAGCTGAAGCTCCGCCAATGCTTAGAGCAATGGCAAACACATTAGTAATATCCGGGTCTGCACTATTAATATCCGCTAATATGTCGTCGTACATAATCTTAGTATTTAGAGCAGCTGTATCTAGGTAAGCTGTGAAGTTACCTGAAATTGCTCTTGTACCAGTTTGATGATCGATAGGCTCGTTAATTATACCTAAAATTTCTGGTGTTACATAAGTAATACCATTATCAATAGTTACATTACCACCAGTTAGTGCGAAAGTATATATTTTAGAACTGCCTGAAATACTAGAAGTTAGTGTAACAGTGCTAAGTCTATTTAGGATAAAGTCAGCTGTTGATGGAGCTGCGACGTAACCGTCTGTAGCTGCACCTGCAGTTGTAGGTGTTGAGCCTACTGCAACAGCGTCAATTGCGCTTGCGTATCCTGACCATGTTATCTGTGCAATACCATCAACATCAAAATCCATTGATGCTGAGTTTACACACATATTTGATAGTCTATAATTTGTAGCTGAGTCCGAGAAAACGAAAAAACCAGTTAGTTTTAATAATTGATTTTTAGCTGATTCCCCCATATCTACTACACAATTTGAAGCAGTGGATGTAATACCACCAGTACCTACGTTGTCAGACTTAACGCTAGCTACTAACGCATTCCATAGTATTTTTTCAGTCATACCATGAAGGTCAGTACCTAAGTCGTCAATTCTAGGACGTATATAAGTAGTAAAACTCCAATCTACGGGCTCAATAGATGTATTAAATATCGATTGACCACGTTTTGGAGATGAACCCGCTTCATTCAACGTTACGTTTTGCGTACCCGTTGCTTGTGAAAATGAGAAGCCGTCTAAGACGCCTATCTCAAATGTATTCGCATCTGCTGGGTTTCTACCCGCACCGTCGTATGCATCTTCGGTGGCTGTAGCTGACTCATAAGTGAGAATAACTTTTGCATTTCTGCTTAATGAAAGTGCCATATAGGTCTCCTTCTTCTTTTCTTACCATTATAATAATCTTGACTATTGTCTGTTATTATGTTAGGTTACTTGATACCTGATTTCACAGGTTATTTCACCAACCCCATACGGTGCCAATAAGCCTTCATCCGTAGCGATTGATAAAACTGTTATCTGCTCAGTTGTCTTGCCAGTATCATAAGTTATTGACTGGTCAGCGTCCAACTGAGTTTCAATTTCGTATAGAACTTTTTCAAGTTCGTCTAATGGCTCTTCGCCATGTACATAGCATCTAATATTAATGCCTAAGTGCCCCCATTTAAACCCACCAGGGTGATATTCTCTTGTTTCATTACCAGGAACTACACTAACAAAGGGGAAGTCGTTCACTTCATCCCAAAATATAAGTTTATTAGTAACATTATTAGCAAAATCTACTGAATAATCTCCTGTACCATCTATCTTTTTAAGTTCCGTAATAACGGCATTAGTAATTGCTGAACGTGCTTTTGCCATTATACTCTCCTTGTTCTAATTCCTAATTTATGACTTAAAGTTTCTCTAGCTATTTCTCTTATAGAAGCAGCAATAAGTTTTCTAGGGTCTCTTCTAAATGACCCTTGTGCAAACCCTCTCTCAAAGGTCTGATAAGGTGCTTTCATATAAGTATAGTATGCTGTTAAGGCTCCTTGTCTAGATTGCATAACTTTTTCTACTGAAACTGAACTTGCGAACCTTCCAGTTCTATATACTAAAGCTCCTCCTTTACCCATGTTATCTGCTACTTCTTCTTTAATTTTAGCATTAAGTATAGCTTGTATATTCATTGCTGAAGTAAACTGCCCACTGGAAGTTCTGAGACGCTGTGGTTTTTTTGTAGTCTTTCGTTTCTTAGGATTTTTCCATGTTATACTAGCTTTAGAAGCCTCTCTGAACCCTTTAGCTTTTTTGTTATCTCTTAGAGCGTCATCTACAAACCCTGCTATAGCATTTATTGAAGACTTACTAGTTTCTTCCATTACTGCTTGTCTTTCAAATTCCTCTATTAATTTTTTATTTAAAAGTTTTTCTCCAGCAGCCTGCGCTAAGTTTTCTGAAGCCGCTTGGAGTTTTAATCTTACAGTATATACTTTTTTAAATTTACCCTTTTTTGTAAGTACTGATTCAATGTTTCCATCATATTGATACCCCTTTATTAACTCGGATGTCATGATGAATCCTATCATGGATTCAGCCCCTTCCTTCCCACCTAAGTATTTAGCAGCTTTAATTGCTCTATAACCTACTGCAGGCACCGAAGCCTTTCCATGACCTAGATGAAACTGCGTACTAAAGCCTTTCATCCCGTGTTTCTTCTCTAACTTTTTACCTATCTGTCTTTTCCAAGAAGATACAGCATCATATTTATTTTTAGCCTTAGAAAGAGTAGGAGAGTATATATAAGGTTTTCCAGGTACGCCTTCTACTCTAGTAAAGGTTCTCCTACTTTTTATATCATTTACTATATATGCAAAAGTTTGTCCCGCCTCTTTAGTATCTAGATTGTAGATACTTTTAAGCCACTTAACAGTATCTTCTGGGTCTAAGTCTACCTCAGGCATAGCTAAATTTAACTCATCCCTTAAGTTTTCTTTTATTATCTTTACAGCATGGTCTCGAGTGGACTTTTTTAGTTGTGCACCGCTCATTAGCTAATGTGCCTATAATGCTCCAAGATACGCTTTATGTGTGGAGGAAATTCTGAATGGAGGGTCTGACTCTTTGTTATATTTTTAATTTCTGAGCCAGGCATTGATTTAGC